AAATCCAGACGGAGAACCCCAAATATGGTGTTATACAAATGACCGTAATTCAAGGTGGGAATTTTGTAACACAAATACTGCAAAACAAATGATTGAGAACGATGGAAATACAAAAATAAGAAAGATAGAAGAAGAAAAAAGAAAGAAACTAGAACAATTGCAACAAAAGAAACTGGAACAATTGCGACAAAAGAAACTAGCTGCTATACATAGAGAAAATGAAAGAAAAGAACATGAAAGAATACAAAAAATAAAAGAAGAAGAAGAAAGAAAACGATTAGCAGAAGAACGTAGAATCCAGTCAATACGAAATGAAAAGCATAATAAACATTGGAATCAAACCGGAAAGAATCAAACACGTACATTTGAATGCGATGATGTAAATGGTAACAAATTGGGTGGTAAAAACCTATATTTAGATGATGGTGGAATAATATATGCTAATGAAAAATCTATCGCACTGTCCGCAGCCCAAATGAAAGAAACCGTAAAGACTCGTAACCTAAGCGATGGACGTCCCAATCCAAACTGGACAAAACATAAACTATCTTCTGGTAATCCACAAAACTTTTTATATCCTTATGACTCACATACAAACAAAGGGGATAAAATAGAACATAATGGTATTAGTTTGGTATCAAACAACCATATTTTCAAATTAGAAATGACAAAAGAAGGGAATTTGGTATTAAAAAAGACTATTTCCGGATGTACGGGTAACTACACAAAAACAGAAGATAAAGGTGATTATAAAGCATTTAAGACGGATGCCAGTAAACTAATGAATGAATATTTATTTATTGATAGTGCTGACAAAAAAATACAAAACATTAGTAATGAGATGTTAACAAACGACAAAACATATAAATATATAGGTGAATTTCAACCTGAAAATGATAATAACATGGTATTAGTAAAAGACAAAGAAGAATGTTTCAAAAAAGGTAATGCGGATGACACTTGCGAACATATATATTATGTTGAATCTAAGACCGGTAATAATTATTGCGGTATACGTACCGGTATGCCCGATAAATACATTCCAATTCAACCAAATGGAAATATTAAAAAATCATCACTATATATAAAAAACAAGAAAATGAAAGAACTTGAAGTAGGTAAAAATGTTCCACAATCTCATTTATACATTTTAGATAAATATAATAAAACATTACCAAACAGAGAAGTACAACAATTATCTAACTACACAGCATATTCAGATTATGAAATAAATAATAAACCCATAACTGAATACCAAGAACTATTAGGTTCAAAAGTAGCAGAATTACAGGCTAATCAACGTAAAATGTTTGAAGGATTTAAGAATTCGTCTGAAAAACCAGAGAACATGCCAGTAAATGATTTCATTAACGACCATCAAATAAAACCTTTACAAGAAAAAGAAACACAATTCATATCATCTCTTGATAAAATTAACCAAAATTATACCAAATTAAGTAATGAAATAAGTTCTATTAAGAATAATGATGAAACTGGATTAAGAGATAAATTAGAGAGTGAGAATAAATACAATAGCTATTTATCAGTAGAATTAGAAAAAACGAAAGACGTTTCTGATGTTAGATTAGATGATACCAAAGATTTAATCGAACATAACAATTCTATCTTTAATTTAGGAGTAGTAACCGCATCAACATTACTGGTAGCAAGTATATTGATAGCCCGAGAATAAATAATATATAATATTTTCATAATATACACCTTTGAAGATTTAAAATGGGACAAAACCCCATAAAAATACATTCAAAGTTTAGGTCTTCCAATGCCTTTATTCTTTCCTCATAATCCATTACGATACTATATATAATAAAAAATATTTATATCTTTTTATTATTTATTCTTACCGTGCCATTTTAAATTATTTTCATAATATATATTTTAAAAATGAGTAATATTACAGATTTAAATGGATTGGTCGCATTGCAAAAAGAATATTTGAGGGTTCTCAAAGAAACCCCAGATGATTTAGACCTTGATCTAAAAATTACAAAATTACAAACAGAATTAGAGTCGGCATATGCGTCGCTTGAAACCGCGAATGTGTCAAGTAATAATGTATTAACACATCAAAAAGATGTAGCTGATATTGTTGATACTGAAAAGAATAGATTACTGCTTAAGAAACAGTCTATTGATAATGCTTTAGTAGGAAAAAAACGCGCTATTGAATTAAATGATAGTTATCAGAAAAAACAAGCAGAATACAATAAGATAAAATACGCATGGGTAATAGCCTTAGCTATTAGTGTAATTTTAGTAATATCAAAAAAGAATTTTGAGTTTTTGCCTTCATTTATGTTTGATTTATTCACAATACTTGTTTTGTTTGGGGCATCGATATATACAATAAGTATATTGATTGAGGTATCCAGACGTGAAAAGATCAATTTCAACAAATTAGATTTACCTGACCCAGCTGCTCGTACCGCAGCTGAATTACAATCTGCCGCCAAAGCTGCTTCAAAAGAAGAAGGAGGTGATTTATTAGGAGGAATGAATTTATACGGATGTGTTGGTTCTTATTGCTGTAGTCCAGGTACTAAGTGGGAAAATGATATTTCAAAATGCGTTCACGATGATAATTATACTGGTGCTGATGCTGGTGCAGGTGCTGGTGCTGGTGCTGTCGAAAAACAACCATTTACTACAATGTCTACCGCGAAATATGGAAACAAACGAAGAATCAACATCAATAATGTAAAAGAAAACTATGCCAACGAATATGATAATTATTCAAAAGTATAGTTATTTTTATCCCATGATATAGTAAGTACATTATATCATGGGAGCATCACCATCACTTATATCTTATGACGAAAGAAAACAGAGATTAAGAGCTTTAGATGCTGAAAATGCGGGCATACAATCAAAAATTAATCAAATTATTCCTATTAAAAATCAGTTAGAACAACAAATAAATACCATGAAAAGTGAATTAGAACAATTAAATTCTGACATTAATCAATTAGGTAAGGACATAACTTCAAACGAAACTACAAGAACACAATTAACAAGTACAAAAAAAGGATTGGAGGAAGATTTAGAAAGTGCGAAGTATTTATTGAAATCAGTGGAACAAGCAATAGTTGAAATAACGAGATACGGGAACCTTCAGAAACGAACACAAGACTTTTTTGATAACGAGTATGAAGTACTTTATACAAAAATTATAGCACGAGAACTGTTAAAACAAGACGATTATCTAAACCGTAACGCATCATTAATGCGTTCGGTAGATAAATTTAATCAAAAATATAGTAATGATTATAGAAATACTGAATATCAAGAAAAACATACTGCCTATTTTGTATCATTAAATTCCATATTTTGGTGGATATATTATATTTTGTGCTTAGTGATATTGTACCAAATCGTTTACATACAAAATGAAATGGGTTTGAAGACAAAAGTTATATTGGGAATGAGTTTAATGTTATATCCATTATCATATAGAATATATGATTTAGTTGTAACTAAAAAATGATACTATAGTATAACAAGTAAAGTAATATGATATTTACAACGTTGATTGAAGGATATGGTCAAGGTGATGTAGATCCTTATGTTAGATATACGAATCGTAGAGATAACCGTAGACGTGATAGAACCAATCTATATAACCGTCTGGCAAGTGTAACTTCTGAACGTGACCGCTTGCAAAAAGAATATGAGCGTGTATATAATTATTATATAGTTGATAACCCTACTTTAAAAAACACGAAAGAAGCAAAAAAAGAAAGATTATTTTCGTTAAAGCTCCAAATACAGAAATTAGAAAAAGAAATAGCTGACTTAGAATATGATATTAAATCAATTAATGCAACAAATGACCGAAAACAAAATAACGTATTGATTCCAGCTGAAAATGAATTTGTGAAATCAAAAAACGTAACTGACAGTAAATTAGATGAGATTTTACCATTAAAAAAGAAAGAAAATTCAGCTGCTGAGAATTACTTTAATTTACTTACGTCTCAAAATGACGAGGTTTCCATGGCAATTTCTAAACAAAAAAATAATCTTACTACTTCTGATAGAAAATACTTGATAAATGATTCAAAACATCCCTATTATGTAACCTTAAACAAAGGTCTCTTTTTATTGTATATTGTGGTAGCACTATATGTTATTTACAGGGTTTTGACTGGAATGATTACCCAAAATATTTATGGTAAATTCATAATAATCCTCTTAATTTCACTATATCCACTTTATATATTTGGATTGGAAAAATCGATTTATAATCAATATTTATTTATTAAAGCTATGATGCGAGCTGAACCTTATGTACCTGCAAAGTAAAAAATATATAATTATTATAAAATTATATATTTACCCAAAATATTTTATTTAGTTATTTACGTTACAATCCATTATACTCATCATTCTCTACGCTATTTTTTATAAGTTCATCCTCATTATCCTCATTATTTGTTTCATATTTGATTTCAACGCCAAACCATTTTGACGTACGATTCTTTCCAAAGCATCTATCCATATATTCATGAAGGTCTTTTGGCGAAGGACCTCTTCCACCGTAGTTAGTCTCATACCAGCGTACAAATTCATTGTTAAGCTCTGACTTCTGAATACATGCTTGAGAGTGACTGCGTAATACACATTCCTCAACGAACTCAGATAGATAATCTTGGCTCTTTCTGTATTCATTGCTCTTTTGTAGGACGATGTCACAGTCATTAACCAGACCTTTCGTTTTAGACGCACGTTCTACCAACATTGCTAAGAATACCTCTTTCCATGAATCAAACTTCTCGTCAATTGACTTATCAATGAGAAATTGGAATGGTTTTTCTTTGTCACCTTCAACTGGAGTTTCTGTAAAGAGAGATTTGAATGGAACAGCACGAATACGTCTCCAAGTACCATGATCGTTACTCTTAATACCCATCAAAACGTTACATGTAACAACCAATTTGAATTGTGGAAGAAACGAAATAGTCTGTGGCATATAAGGAGCTCTACCTTGAATAGGGTCCTTTCCACTGGTTAACTGTTTCATAATACCCTCATTAATCACATCTCCTTTAGACGGCTCTTGCATAACAGCAAAACGCTTACCTTTCAATTGGACGATTTCAGGAGCTAATCCACCAACCTTACCACGTCTATCAGTTACTAATGTAAGGGGTACATCACCTTTATAGTCACCCAATACAATCTCCATTAGATTCACCAATACAGATTTTCCATTTTGACCACCGCCAATATACATATTAAAGGTCTGATTCGTTGATGTACCTAATAAGGTTGATGACAAATGATCCCACATATATTCACATAATGATTTCTCGGGGAACAACTGGTCCATGAAAGTATTAATTTCAGTAATCTTACTTGCATATTTGACTGTATCAAGTGATTTATAGTCAATATTTGTAGACATCGAAATATTATCTTCGGGGATGCCATTTCTAAAAAGATTCTCTTTAAAGTCATATACTCCATTTTTACAGCAAAGTAGATGAGGATTTACGTCTAATTTTCCTAAGAAATCTCCGTCATAAAATAATTCCTTTGCTTCCTTCATAATATGGTCTTTATTATTTGTTTGAGCGAGTATTTGTGAAATATTAATAGCCCTCTGTTGAAGAACTCTATGTAATTCATCTTGTTCTGCAACAGGTTCATCGTCATCCGTACGATTACTATTTTCCTGGTTATTATGCATATATTGTACTGCTTTATTACGATATCGTTCTCTTAGTGGTCCAGATATAGTTTTTCTTAAGGTGGTTCCCGAATCGTTATCATGCCAACGATGATTTTTATATGCCATCCACATATTGGTTTTAACACTGGTACATACATAACTATGTTTACACATTTGGTATAATACCCATGCTAAATCCCAATCACCACAACCAGATTTTTCATTATTCTTACCTTTACCGCCACTTATCTTAAGACTTTGTTCGACATGATAATCCAACGAGTTATTCATAATACGCATATATTCTTCTGGAGCATCGGTCTTCGCCCAATGATACAATGAACGCTTGGTGATTCCATCGTTGGGTCGTCTATCAAATCCTCTCCATTTCTCACATAATTCAGGAATACATGCGAAATCAAATGTGGATGACTTCGCACTAAACGCAATCCATACAATTAACAAACGGTTACTTATATTTTTAAGACACCACCCTACTTTCATCCACTTCAAATATGACCCAGCCTCGTAGTATGATGGTGGCAAAATCATTACATAATCGTGTGAATCTTTCAATTCATAATCGAGTTGAGAACCCAATGACGTCTCCAAAAATACTTTTACCATCATATCAAGTTCATCACGTGTTTTTATATTGGCTACCTGCATATCTTCTATAACAGGAATGTCTTGAAATGTCATTATTGTCTTAGAAGAAGTACCCGCACGTTGAATGTTATTTTTACGGTCATATTCGTCACGTTCGTTCAAGAATGAAGATTTCAAGAATAAAGACGGATGGTTCTCATTACGAACCGATAATTCTTTGATATTCTGGTTTACATCAAACGATTGTAATGATACCTCTTTACGCATGAACTCACCATCTGTATCATCATATGTTACCGTGTGAATACGAGTCAATTTATAACGGTCATTATTTGGTTTTCTTGACCCGTATAACTGCCAATTTACAGTTCCATCTGTAATACCCTTATCGAATACATCTTCAAATGAATTAATTATTGGCAAATCCCCCCACGCATCTGCTACCAATGGAATCACTTTATTTCGTATAATTTTTTGCGTGTTACGGTCCGTCTTTAATGCGAATATTAAATGGATTCCATCCTTCGTACAGTTCTTATCTTTTACACGATTTACTGTAGGCTTTTGTAACACATAAATAGTAAATTCACAAGTATCATCAACCTGGAAAATATCTTTAAACACATCGAGATATATATCAATCATATCTTCAATATGTCCATCTGTATATTGACGCTCATCAATATCATAGTCATGACGTAAGTCAATATCGACCAATATAGGACCATTATCAACAAGTTGCTTCTCAGTTAAATATTCTTTTTTATTTGTAGTCAAAATATCACGATTATACAAGTTCAGAAATAACTCATAGTCTTCTTGTGGAATAGAATATGAACCTCCATATATATTATCATCTTTGCTACCTATTCGTGTATTTGTTATTTCTTTATTATTATTATTCTCACCCTTCCTGAGTTGATGTTTCATCATAAAGTCTTGGAATCCAGCATATTTAACACTGATTGGTGGTTTACTTTTTGAAGAAGTACCAGTTGCGATAGATTGCTCCATCTCTTTTGATATACTGTTGCTATATTTTTATTCCATTTGAATATATATATTTTTGCTTTCAATTTTATACCAATATTGAGTAAGTACGCATACCATTTATGGTAATATATAAACATAAACAATTATATATTACGCATATATCAGATTACTAAATCATTTTGGAAAATTGATTAAATGTATCTTGAACATTACTATTTAAATAAATAATACTTGAGTAGTATATAAAATGAAGTTTTGCGGAAAGTGTGATAACATGTACTACATCGGGATTAATAAAAATAATCCAAATGAGTTAACCTATTATTGCCGTAATTGTAAACATGTTGATGAAACTATTACTCAAGAAGGAATATGTGTAACAAACACCCAATTAAAAAAAGGGACTCATGAATTTAACCATTTGTTTAATGAGTATACTAAAATGGACCCAACTCTACCTCGTCTATATAATATTCAATGTCCGAATGATGAATGTAAAACAGAACATGGAGTCATCTATCTTCGGTATGATAACGATAATTTGAAGTATTTGTATATATGCGTAGATTGTGACACAAAATGGAAAACAGACGAACGTAAATAAATTATATATTATAGAAAATTGAAAATCAAGTTAATAATTAACTATTTAGAAAAATTACATTATCTAATAATATAATAACTAATAACTACTATGGACGTTGATGATTATGTACCCAGCGATAACGAAGATAATGTACCAAGTGACATTGAAGATAATGATGATGACATGTCAGTAGAAACAAATAAGCCAGTTAAATCTATTCCTGTGCCGGTGGATGATAATGATATCATTGATGATGATGATGATGATGATGATGATGATGAAAGTATAATAGAATCGGATATGGACGAGTATGGAGAAGAAGGCATTTTAGAACGTGATGATAATAATGAAATACAGGGAACATCACGGTTTACAATGGATGCGTATGATTCAGATGAGGATTCAGATGAGGATTCAGATGAAGATGATTTACAAAAATTTAACGATACTGATAAAAATGATATTATTACAAGATTTCATCCAGAGTTATACAATCATAATTATGATGAAATACAAACTATGTCAAAGATTGTGCGTAATAACAGTGGTACAATTGTAGACCCGTTACATAAAACCTTGCCTTTTATTACAAAATATGAAAAAGCAAGAATATTAGGAGAACGTGCAAAACAGCTGAACTCAGGAGCACAACCATTCGTAGAAGTTGATGATAATGTGATAGATGGGTATTTAATAGCATTAAAAGAATTTGAAGAAAAGAAACTTCCATTTATTATCAAACGACCTTTACCAAACGGTGGATGTGAATATTGGAAAGTATCAGATTTAGTAATTTTAGTATAAAGATTTTACAAAGAAAAAAATAGTTATATTATTTTTTTCTTTTTCATAAAAGTAATATAGAAAAAAACATATAAATAATGTAATGTCACAAAATCAGAAAAGACCTATACATTGTTCGTTTTGCGACGATGAAGGACATACGATAAGTTTTTGTCAAGACCCCAGAATTGATATTGTAGTTAAAGATTTTGAAGAATCTATTACATTAGATATGAAATGTAATTTAAAACGAAAATATACCAAGCATATTATGAATTCTATGTATAACATAGCAGATATCAGAATATTGGGTTATCAAAAAGGGTTAACCATGAATAAAACTTCAAAGGACGATTTTATGAATGACATATTAGATGAATATTATGATATAAAAAATAGCAAATACGATGAAATTTTTGATGGATTTAATGAAACTGAATTAAACGATTTTTCAAAAGATATTTCCAAGAGTTCAAAGCAATGGAATTCACGTAAATTATCTTTACCAAAAATAAAAGAATTACTTGGTATTATTCACTATGGAGAACCTACCATCAATCATGATGATTCCATAGATGACAATGAAGAACCATTGGAGCACAATTATCAATATTTTTTACTACCATTAGTTGACGACAAAATGATGAATGAAATCTCTCCAGCACTAAAAAAAGGATTAGATTATATGTATTTTTTATCAATTGGTGCTATTGCTTTAAATTTATATGTAGTTTATTCAACTTGGTAAATAGATTATGATTTCCAATTCTTACCACAATCTAAGCAAGTTACGAAAATTGTTGCTGGTTCATCGGCACTTCGTGTTTGCAATTCATAATAAGTACATCTCTTAGATTTACACTTTTTACATGTAAACATATCAGTAGATGCTTGAATATTATTTGTGTATTTATTTGCGTCACGTATAACTTTCTGTTCTATCAAAGTTCTCCATTGTAAAGGATTCATTTCTTGATGAGTCATAGACGCAATACTAATCGGACTAACTTCACCATTTTTAATTTGATTTAAAAATGTTGGATTCTTTAAATTAATATAAATACTCCGTAATCTATCTAAATATAGTTGGACGAATCGTGGATTCTCCCATTTCTTTATGATTTTCTTACTGGTTGCTTCTTTTAGTGAATAATTAAAAACCCCCCGTTCTACATTTACGCATAATGTATCATCGTTGATTATCGTATTTAATTTATTTGAAATGTTATTACGGAATTCAATAGGATTAGCAATGTTACGCATTGTGTAAATATTATAATGATTATAGTATTTACTGTTTATATTATTTCAATTTTCTGGTATTACAGGTATTCTTCTTCTTCTAATTCGTTTGTATATTCACTATCTTCAGAATCTGATATATTAAAAACAGTAGGAGCTTTATTACGACGAGGTGTTTTTGGTGGAATGTTTCGTTTTTTTGTTTTTGGAATAGATATTTCACTATCATAACTTTCATCACCATCATCATCATCATCTACAATGAAGTCATCTTTCATATATCCACTTTTGGTTTTTGGTAATCCTTCATCTTCATCATCACTTTCCTCAGAATCTTCATCTCCAATATCTTCAAATCCGCCATATAAATGGTCGTATATACGGTTCCATTCTCCAGAAGTCAAATTTTTAGGTATATTATCTACTTTATTCACTAAAACACAACTGCCAAAAAATAAGGTATTATCTATTGGGGGCGGAAACTCATATTTATTTTCTTGATTGGCTCTACCAACTAATTTACCATATATATGAATATTATATGTTACCTTATTTAAAGTAATATTTTTCCATGCGGAATGAAATTTAAAATCGGTTGATGATTTGAATCCACACTTTTTATAGAGTTCATCTTCATTATAATTTTTTACCTTCAATTCTTTAACATTACCTCCCTTTTCGACAATAATAATAGATACGGATGTCATAATATAACCATAATCATATTGTAAATTTTATACCCTTTACAGATTATTATAATAGTCTTTGTCGTAAAAATATATAAAACTTTTTATTGTATTTGTGTATACCAATAATATGTTATCAAATCCATTGATATCGTTTTTACTTAAAATTATTATATTTGTTGCGATAATTTATACATTACAATGCGGATTTGAATACTTGAAGACGACATATACAAAGCCAAAAGTCAAAGATTTAGTAAATACGCAAATCCAAAAATATAAGGAAATAGTAGCTGAAATGAATAATCCGGTTGTAAATGATTTCGTAGAAGTGAAAGATGAAAACACTGAACTATTCAATGAACGTGTAAATGTAAATGACATGAATAATGAATTATTAACATTTATGAATTCTCAAACACAGCAATATGTAACTGAACCATAACTATATTTGCAAACCCATTTAAACATAATTATGTAATTACTATAATGTCAGAATTAAACACCGCACAGATAAACCATTTATCTGATAGATTTCCTGATTTTGAACTTTCATATGAAACTATTTCACATACGAAAGTTTCACCCGCATATAATGTAGTGTCTGCTATACCAGTAGGTAAAAAGGTATTTTTATGGTTTACCTATAACCATGAGAAAGATGTGTGTTATATGTTTGAATTAAACCGAGACAAACGTATTACTAAAGGAAGACAACTAAATTTAGAATTTGATATGAACTTGGCAATAGGTACGGTATTATATGGTTCATGTGTTGTTAATGAACTTAATGAATTAAAAGCCATTGTGGTTGATGATATTTTATATTACCAAGGAATATTACTCAATAATACACCCATGATACAAAAATTATCTATGTTGAATAAAACATATAATGCTATTACGAAACAAGACATACATTACCCTATATATAGTTGTGTTTTCTGGGAAGTGTGTATTGATGAAAACGCAATTGAATATCCAAACACTATTTCCAGTGATATTTTTAAAACTATACCCTATAATATTCATCATATTCAATATAGATGTACTCAAGAAAAACGTCCATTTGTCAATATTTTCATTCATAAAAAGTTAAATGTAGTGAGTTTACCCTCAACCAAACGTCAGACTATAAATCCATTATATGATATGGATTTAACACCGTTCAAAATGTCACCCCATAAATCACAATATCGTTATCCCGCTACATTTCAAGTAATGGCAGATATTCAATTTGATATATATCATATTTTTGCTTATGGACGAAATAATCAACGTGTCTATTACAATGTTGCGTATATACCTGATTATAAAACAAGTGTTTTTATGAATTCATTATTCAGAAAAATCCGCGAAAATGATAATTTAGATTATATTGAAGAAAGTGAAGATGAAGATGAATTCCAGAATATAGATGAAGACAAGTATGTTGATGTCAATAAAGTTTTATATATGGAATGTAACTTTCATACAAAATTTAAAAAATGGATTCCTAACCGTGTTGTTAGTCGCAGAGAAAAAATTACACATGTAAGTCAACTTTAATTTTTCTGTTGTCGAGATATTCGTTCATCATACATTTTTTGTAAACGTTTTTTATTTTCTAATACTTTTTGTTGAATTTCCTTATTTTTCTTATCATCCGCTTCGCTAACATATTGTTTATTTTCTTTGTTTTTAAAGTATACTTCTCGGGTTTTCATTTCTATTTCTTTACTTTTTTTTATCTCCTCTTTTTTTCGTTTCCATTCTTCTTTGCGTTCAATGTCCTTGTTTTTATAATATAATTCACGATTTTCCATTTCGATTTCTTTACTTCGTTTTATTTCTTCTTTTTGTTGTTTCCATTCATCTTCATTCTCTATACCTTTGAATATATCTATCGTTTTATTTAATCGTTCTTTTTTTATTGTTTCTTGTAGTTCTTCGTATTCTTTTATCTTTACTAATTTACCAACAGTTAACATTTTTATTATATATTTATACTATATAATGTCTGGAACTGGTGTTACCAATTTCTCATTCACAGAAAGTAATGTTTTACCTAATAATGTAACTACTGCTACTTCTGGCGGTGATAACATCAACGTATTTAAGACGAATTTTGAACCAGCACAAATGGGTGGAAAGAAACATCGTAAATCATGCGGCAAAAAACGCAAATCTATGCGTAAAATAAAAAAGAATAAGAGCAAGAAGAACAAGTCCAGAAAGAATACCCGTCGTAATAGACGGAAATAAAATCCAATAAAAAACCAATATATACATTGATTTTTTATTTTTAGTCTTTTTACTTACCTACGTCCTGCTCTCTTCATCTCGGACATCTTAATTTTGGCGTCTCCATGTGCTCTATTATCGTGTCTATCTTCCCACATATAGTTTGATGCCTTATTTTGACCCCCACAGTTTCGGGCTACAATATGACCGGCGTCCTTATGTGCCGCACGATTGTTTGCTTGGATTGTATTAAACCCAGCATTTTGTTTGTAATGATCTATAGCAAATTTACGAACAGCTTGATTATTGTTTAATGTAGGATTTTCATTCGCAATTCTACGATTGATAGCAATAGAGTGTGTTCCGTATGGCATTTTGAATTTAGTTATTGAGTATAATGTGTATGTTGTTACTGTATACTCTATCATATTTTATAAATCAATTTTCTATTCCGTCTTCAGACTATCAAATATAGAAGTATCAATCAAACAATTCGCATTTTTTAACGAATTCAAATGATTATCGTCATCATCGTCTTCGTCATCAGCAACTTCAGCAGCATCATTCTTTAATTCCTTAGGTTCATATACCCATTTCCACGTTTTATCTGTGTTCCAATCTAAACTCATTCCCTCATATTTATCTCCATCTATTTGACGGATACGATAATTACATTTTTTATAAAATCGTCTTCGCTGGACCCATTGTTTCTGAAATAAATCGTGACTATCTACAATATCTACAACTATCGGATTATTCCCCTTTACACGTAATATGCGTCCAACAGATTGGGTAATATCCGTTTTAGGGGTAACCATAATTAAAGAGGAAAGAGTCTTTATATCAAGTGCCTCGGCTGCCATCGCATAAGTTGCTAATACAATTTTTTTAGTTTCCGTTGTTTGTAGATCATTTTGTTTCATTCCACCTACATAATATCCAATTGTTGCCAACTCACGATGACAAATACCTTCATATAAATATTTCAATAAAGAACGATTATGACATAAAATCATGATTTGTTTTGACTCATCTTCTTTTAATAAATCAGCTACTACGTTGATGACAAACTCACTTCGTGGTCCGAAATTACATAATTTGGATATCATTGTACTATATTTTGGATTTCCGCGAAAATCATATTCAATTTCATTAAAATCAGTGTCTTTCGAAGCATAATTTATAGCACGAACACATACTACATCATCGTCTTTTCGTTCCTCTGTATAAATCTTATCGCCTATATACATATACAACACTTTGGTTAATTTGTCTTTTCTATCTACGGTTGCAGATATACCAAGCATATAGGGGGTTACTGTTTTGAATAATGTTTTTGAAAATTGTTCGCTACCTATACGATGAACCTCATCTATAATGGTTAGTCCAAAAGAAGTAAATGCGTTTGCACCGAAATCCTTATCATATAACGTTTGAAGCATTCCTATTACTATATCTTTTCCTTCTATATCAAATACTGGTCCTTGAATTTTACCTACTTTCGCAGTTGGTAAAAACTCAGTTATGCGTTCTATCCATTGATTCATTAAGAATTCTTTATGCACGATAATCAGTGTCTTCTTCTTTATGTCAGATATTATTTTTAACGACATCACCGTTTTACCACGTCCACACGGAACCTCCAGTATACCACCATTTCCATTTATATCATATCCACAGCATATAGGTGTATTTATATAATTCATATACACATTTATAATTTTATCTTGATAATCACGAACAGTTTGTGTAAATTCAACATCTATATCATCACCTTCCTCTATTTCGGACTTGTCTGGTAGTCCATAACGTTTGATTCCGTAAAACCTTGGTATGTAAAATTTGTTTGCGTTTTCACGAAATACATGAAAAGCACCTACATCTGTGTTTTGATTCGCACCAAATACAAATGGTTTTACATATAATTCATCACGAAGGATGTCTTCATCTTCTTTTGAAATCGCCGACTTAGGTATCGTATAACCTTTCTTACCAAGATAGGCTGATTTCCTTATAGTTTCTTTGTAATCATCCGTTATTTTTACTTCTGTTACTTTAGGCTTTGGAGGTAGTTTTTTTCTATAGGGTTGTCTAAAACCACGCATTATTTGAATTGTATATATTAACGTAACTTTAGGATATTTCAATTTTGTACTTTATTACTTGGAATAAACGGGTGAAAAATATAATACTATTCTATACTATACAAAAATGAAGTTTTTATCTTTTATGGATTCTCTTACTAACGTTGAAACTGCTGTTATTGTCATGCTTATTTCTTATTTAGCACTCCCTATTCAACTCCCCGATATGTTCGCTAATATGGTTGATTCTCCCATAGGAACAATTGGTATTTTCATCCTTTCTGTCTATTTATTCTTTAACTCAAACCCATTAATTGCCGTGTTATTCGTATTTGTCGCATATGAAATGTTCCGTCGTAGTAGTAACGCTACCGGAAAAGCTGCCATGATTAAATATACTCCTACTCAAGCAAGAAAAGACGAGAAAATGAAGAAAATGAACCCTGTCAAAACCACCTCTTTAGAAGAGGAAGTCGTCAATGAAATGGCACCTGTAGGAAAGAGTGATATCAGTGTTTTCACTACATCCACTTATAAACCTGTTGCTGAGAATGTTGGTAGTGCATCCATGTTCTAAGTCCAGTTTATGTGTTTTACATCATATAGAAAGTTATATGATGTAACTGTATTTTTATGTAATTTACTATAGTTATGGTGCAACTTTAACTTGCGCGTTAAACTTCTTCTTCAATGCTATTATTATACTTATCACTACAAATATTCCAGCAAAAATACCGGTTAAGTTTCCATATGCCACTAATGGTAATGAACCAAATAAATATAATATACTTAATGTAATCATACCCATTAAAAGAACAGCAAAATATGCTGAAAGACTGTCTGAACTCAAAAATATACCTATTGCTACACTAATTGTCGGCCATAAATCATCAAATGGTAATGCTTCTATTTTTTCAGCAATACTTGACTTAGGGTCTGATGTTATATTTTGTCCTTCTACTTTTGTTGTCATAAACGCCGGATCGGTTTTCTTTAATTGAATCAATCCGTATGATAAAATGCTAAAAACAAAGGTAAATATACCAATTGATATTAATTGATAATCATCTGTAGCTCCCCCGGTACTTACTAATGATGATATCAAAAGAAACATCACCAGACTTATTAATATATCGGCCGCACGAATACGTGTAAATCGTTTACTTTCATCTGATGAAAACGCTATAGCACTACCATCAATTATTAAATTTTTATAAAGTAATGGAACTGTAACATATGAAACTAACATCGCTAATATAAATACACCATAATTTACAGTTGTTTTCATCATATCGCTTTCTTGTGATTCTGATGCCATTTTACTATTAATCGGTATACTATATGTATTTTGTTCTTCTTCACTCGCACCAGTCGGACTACAGTCAATGTATATTTCTTCAGAATCTCTTTTTGATATGTTATTACTTGGAATAACAATATAACTTTCACCTTGACCCGGATAATTTTCAAACATAGTGGTTACATTACCAAATTTTTGTATATTGTCTTTGGAAACAGTATTGATTTGAATAGGAGTTGTAAATACACATATTTTACTACCTTTATCTGCGTACACAATACAGGATTCTTGTTTAGGTATGATTGCGTTCAATTCAAAATCGAGGGTTGTTGATTGACTGTCGGTAATAGCTAACATTTTATCTATTTCAGTCTCATCGGTTATTCCCGATTTACTTTCTAATAAATAACATGTATAAAGCTTATCTTGAGTGCTTGATGTCTTATGCTCTATAATTAATTCACCTACAATATTATCATTGTTGGTAGTAATACCTGTTATATTATAATGTATTGTTTTGTAAACATGTATTTTCGTATGCATATAATTCGATTGCGTTACTTTCTCTGTGTAGAAAAAGTTATTTTCGGAAGAACTATTTGGATATGATATTGAGAACCCTCCTCTGCCATCAGTCGAAACTGTTGCTTCATTTTTATTTAATGTTACCCGTTGATAATCAATTATTATGTGATTTTCAAAATCTTTATTTTTACCAGGGTCGAAATTTGACATTATTAATATACTATATAGATTATTCATATAGTTTATTTTGAAAACTTTATCTAAAGGTTAGGAATATACTGGAACAAATTATTTTCATACATTGTAACTTGGAAGGTGTCATTATAACCTTCTACAAATACAACATCTCCATTATTTATATCATCACATCCATATTCCCCCGTACAACTTTTTCCACTCACACTTATTGGAAGTTTTGTATTCAAATTGCCATTATTCGCAATTGTATAAAATTGCCATTTATCTCTTCCGGTCATTATTCGCCTACCCATTAGTGGAAGAATATTTTGTTCTCCATCATTTCCCATACGAGTTAATATACCCATCTGTTGATAGCTGCTATTCGTTGCTCGGGTTTGAATATTCACTGGAACTGCTACTTGGGGTACTCCGCGAATATCACTTGAACCACGTGCATAATATACGTCATGTGTTTTTAATGGTGGGGCATAAGGGTCATTTATAGTATCATTTCTACCAGACATAGGTGTTAATGCATGATGTATTGGTGATGGCATTATCATAGTTGATTCCACATTTGTTGCTCTACGAACTTTCATAAAATGTTGATAGAAGATGAATCCTAAACCTATTAAAATAACTATTATCAATAGTAATGTCATGTTCTCTATGCATATAACACCTGGAGCACATTTTTTTGGCATATTTGTTTGTATACTATTGTACACTATTATAAAATGCCAAAAGCTTTCATTATTTTTTCAAATCCGCCAAACATTTTTGAGAATCCACCAGTTGTTAATGGAATTACATCTTCAGTCATGTCATTCATAAAGTCACCCGTTTTTCTAACAAACGCACTTGTTTTTAATCTACGACAATTAAAACATTTATCTCTAACCGACTTGGGGAAATATATTATGTGAATATTCCACTTTATTGATGTCCATGTATCAGCATCTTCCAACCATTTCCATATTTGTTTTTCAATTTGACTACCTAATTTAGCTTTTCCACTTATGAAATCGAATATCATAAAAATTATCATAAAAATAAGATACAGTAGTTTTCCTATTAGTTGCATGATATAATAACCACCACATGATGTAGCATTTTGAAGCATCTTCAATCCACATATAAAGTTTGTTATACCAAATACACCTAATGCATGTACTACTTTCGCACCCGATAACGCTCCGATAAATGCGCCTTGAGGAAATTCTATAAACTCTTGAGCTACACCTGTAAATATATCATATATGCCCTCTCCGATTTGAATTGCTAATGCTATTAATAGTCCTATTAACGGTAATAATATTGCTGCTCCAAACATTGTTACTAATATATATTATTGAAGATATATTAGTTTTGTATTACTATCTGACTACTTATTTTTTTTGAGATTTATATTTTGAGTATTTATTCATAAATGTTTCAGCCTTGTCTAAAATGGGGTCTATTTTTACCATCGCATCAACAATATCTTCCTTTAATGCGCTAAATTCGGGATATTCTTCCTTTAATTTTTCAAATTCACGTTTCATTTCATCCTTAGTTTGGGATGAACTCTCATTTGAGTTAGGTGCGTCATCGATTTCATCATCTACTTTGGTTGATTCCTTCTTTTCTTTCTTTGTAGTGTCCTCTTCTGTATCCTTATTTTCGTCTTCTTCTTTCTTATCTTCAAATCCTTCATAACCGACTTGTTTCATACCTTTCTTTACTAAGTTAGTCATGGTTAAAGCTACACATAAGATTACTATCATGTTTTTACTAAAGAAAGTTGTTAGAAATCCGATTATACACATTAACACAATACCAGTTGTATCGTTATTGCTTACAAATAAAACAACTTGAGTCAATGTCATAAACAAAAATAAGTATAATACTAATTGATTTTGAAGTATGGGGTTGAAGTTATACTTCATTTTTAATAATTTTCCGAAATTTGGTAATTTAAATGTCATTTATAGAATATGTAACGAAAATAATTGTGTCCTAAATAATTGTCTATATCGTGCTATCATGTTCATCCGTTTCTTCAGTTTCTTCATATTGGTAGCAAGCTGGAATATCTCCGCCATATATATCCAGTACTTCCTTTACTACTTCTTCACGTTGAATATCAACTTTTTGAAATTCTACGCTTGTTATACTTGACGAACGTTTACCTTTAAATTTATCTAAAAAATCTTCTAATCCATTCACTTCTTGTATTCGGTCATATTGCTCTAAATCTCCGGTTATTATCATACGACTATTTTCACCCAATCGGGTCATTAACATCTTCATTTGGGCTATTGTTGAATTCTGCATTTCATCCGCAACAATCCAGCAATTTTTAAATGTTCTGCCGCGCATATAACCCAATGGTGCTATTTCTATCACTTTATCTTCCATTAATGTTGTTACTTCTTTTGGAGTTATAAATGTGTATAATATGTCATATATTGGACGTACCCATGGAGCCATTTTTTCTTCTAATGTACCAGGTAAATACCCTAAATCTTCATCCACAGATACAGATGGTCTTGTAAATATTAACTTTTCATAATTACCTAATAAAAAATTCCGAACACCCCATTCCGTCGCAAATAATGTTTTACCTGTACCAGCAGGTCCAGTTGCTACTACGATCTTTTTATTCTTACGTTTTAATTGACTATAGTAATATTCTTGACTTTGATTTTTAGGGGTGGTGAATTTTGATTCAAATTTGGTTTTTTCATTCCCTGATAGATGATGCATATTTTCATAATAAGACCTTTGTCTTGCTACTGAAGTTTCATGTTCTATATCATGTTTATATTCATTCAAAATTTCTTTGTCGTTCTGTTTCTTTGACTTACGACCACGCTTCTTACTATCGGATTTGTCTTCACCTAAGTAGTCGTCACTGTCAATATAAGAACTTTTTTTCATTTCCCTAATATATGTATTATACTATAATCACTTAAATTATATTGGTAAACTAACCGATATACTTTTGAATATTTTACATATGTTTATCTATTATTAGCAAAACGCTTTTGAATTTGAATGTTACTGAAATACTATACTATTTTTAGAAGTTGTATTTACAATTGTATTTGTGTTATCTCACCATACCAGGTGATAATTACTTATTTATTATATTTATATGTTAGCATAATCCTTTAATAAATACATTTATTAAAGGAAATAAAAATCTGCCGTCTATATTATTTAGACAACAATGACCGACATTCAAAAAAACGAGCCTTTACTGCAACCTGATGAAAACCGATATGTTATGTTCCCTATTCAGTACAACGATATATGGGATATGTATAAACGCTCTATTGACTCTTTTTGGCACACTGGAGAAATTTCACTCGCACAAGATTTAAATGACTGGAAATCACTCAACGATGACGAACAAAACTTTATAAAAATGATTCTCGCGTTCTTTTCCAGTAGTGACGCACTTGTCACTGATAATCTTGGAACACGCTTCATGAGTGAGGTTCAACCATCTGAAGCACGCGCATTCTATGCTTTTCAAATTGCGATTGAGACCATTCACTCTGAAATGTATAGTATATTGATTGATACTTACATCAAAGATAGTAATGAAAAAACTAAACTATTCCAAGCCACTCAAAATTATCCTTGTATTTCTAAGAAATTTAACTGGGCTCAAAAGTGGTTAGATGATAAACAAAGTGATTTCGCAACTCGTCTTGTCGCATTCGCACTTGTAGAAGGTCTTTTCTTTTCATCATCATTTGCTGCTATTTATTGGATTAAAAAACGTGGTCTTATGCCTGGACTTACATTTTCAAATGAGCTCATTTCACGTGACGAAGCTCTACACACTGAATTCGCTATTTTGCTTTACTCTAAAATAGAAAATCGACTTTCTCAAACCAAAATCTATGACATTGTGAAAGAAGCTGTTGAAATTGAAAAAGAATTTATTACCGACGCAATTCCATGCCGTATGATTGGAATGAATACAAAACTTATGTGCCAATATATTGAATTTGTTGCCGATAGGTTATGTCTACAATTGGGTTATGACAAAATTTATAATTCGTCGAATCCGTTTGATTTTATGGAGCTTATTAGTGTTGAATCTAAAGTGAACTTCTTTGAACGTACAAATGCTGAATACGCATTAGCAAATAAGACCGTAGATGATGATGTATTTGAATTTAAATCTGATTTCTAAATCGTGATAATATCAGTAAACCAGACATTTATTTGTTACCAATATGTATAGATGGCTTCTATTACTCGTAAACGTACTCGTTGTAAAAACGGAACCCGCAAAAATAAGAAAACCGGTAATTGTGAAAGTGTTTTAGACAAAACATGCTCCATTTGCTTAGACCGAATTGTATCTGGAAATGTCACTACCAAATGTAAACATAAATTCCATAAAAAATGTTTGATTGGTTGGTGTAAAGGCAACAAAGACGAACCAACATGTCCTATTTGTAGAAAGGATATTAAGGAAACTTGTAAAAAAATTATGCCGTTCGATAGCCACGAAGTATTCCGTTACATCGGATTCAGACATGGCGAATCAAACGCAGATAAAACAGATAGATTACAAAAGATTGTCGATATAGTTCGTCATAAGGATTTTGACCCCAATGTAAAAAAAAGTTCGGGAAAAAGCTTATTATATGAGTTATCATGGAATAAAAGTTATAATGAAGATTATAAACACATTGTTGAAATTATATTCAAAAAATACCCTAATGTTGATGTGCCAACTGCCCTTATTACCGACTTGATGGCGAACAACAATGGCGAAATGTTACAACTGTATAAAAAACACAAGAAAATACCCAAACAGTTGAAGAATCTTATCTAATTTACATATTTTACGCTGAAATCATCCTTACCATATACAAACAAATATAGTATATGGTAAAGTATTTAGAACTGTCTTATCCCTAATATATTAATAGTATAAGATGCCGAAGGTTAAGATTGATTATTCCAATACCATATTTTATAAGATTTATTGTAAAGACCCTTCTGTAAAAGAACTTTATATAGGACATACTACTAACTTCGTACAAAGGAAATACGCACACAAACAAAGCTGTATAAATACAAAATCGGTCAATTATAACTGTAAAGTATATAAGGTTATACGTGACAATATGGGATGGGATAACTGGACCATGGAAATTATTGCGTTCCATAAGTGCGAAGATTTGCATTCCGCGAAGAAACAAGAACAACAATATTTTGAAGAATACAATGCAACCCTAAACAGCATTGAACCTTTACCGCCACGAAAACCCAAAAAGGATGTTGTCATCAAACCACCGAAAGAAGTATTTTATTGTTCTTCTTGTAGGGTATATTTTAATACACGTAAATCACAAGAAGAACATAATAAACGGCCGAGGCATATTAAAATGGAACAAAACAATTCGGCTGAAATTTCTCAAAAACTCACCAATACTCGCGTAAAAACTTATTGTGAAATTTGTAACTATTATTGTAGCAAACAGAGTGATTTTAATAAACATTTATCCACTCGTAAACATCAAATCCGAATAAGTCCGAATAACTTCTCATCAGAAATCGCCAACGGGTATACTTGCAATTGTGGAAAAAAATATAAACATATGTCAAGCTTATGCAATCATAAAAGGAAATGCGACGGTACACCGCAAGCACCTAACACACCCAATAATACTGCTACCGCGATTGATACTCAGACATTACTTATTGAAATAGTAAAACAGAATAATGAGTTCAAAGACCTTATTTTGGAAGAACGCCGTGAATTCCAACAAATTATAAAAGACTTGATAGGAAATAATAAAACTTCTAATTCTAATAATAATTAAATAATTTTACGCTAAAAATGTATAAAAGTGCAAAAAAGAATTGGCAGAGGAATTTGAAATTGGACATAAAATAAATGTCCAAAATGAAAATACTCAATTGAGAATTTAAAACGGGTTTTCTAAAAATACGATTTAGACTTATATGCAGTTATTTGTGTATTTTTAGTCAAAATTATATTACCATATAAAAAATTAAGTATATTATATGGTAAATGATTTAGGAGAAAAATGTTATCATAATATATAGACAATGATAATTACGAATGCCCCCAAAAATCCCAATATATATGTATGTGAAAAATGTAACTATAAAACAGGTAATAAAAAAGATTACAATAAACATTTATCTACAGGTAAACATAAAAGGGTAACTAATGATAACGAGATGATAATACAAATCCCTACTATGGTAACATGTTTATGTGGAAATTCATATAAACATAGGTCTGGATTATCAAGGCATAAAAAAACATGTACGTATAATGAAGTGTGTGATACGTCCGAAGATACCCCCATACATGAAGCCCCCCTGAATGAAGCCCAAACAAATGCTGCTACAATACTTGAGAATCCGTCATTGGTAGTTGAATTACTGAAACAGAATAAAGAATTTAAGGACCTTATATTGGAAGAACGTCGTGAATTCCAACAAATTATAAAGGAGATGTCAAAGAATATGGGTAATACTGTAAATAACAATAATAACACGAACATAAACAGTAACAATAAGTTCAATCTAAATGTATTTTTGAATGAGAAATGTAAGAATGCGATGACATTAAAGGACTTTGTAAAATCCATCAACATATCCATACAGGATTTCATAGAAACCGGAGAACGTGGATTCATAGATGGCATTTCAAATATCATCGTAGAACGTATAAATGAAATGGAAATCCATGACCGTCCACTCCATTGTACGGATTTGAAACGCGAAACCGTATACATCAAAGATGACGACAAATGGGAAAAAGATGAAGACAAAGTCCAATTACGTAAGGCAGTTAAAGGAGTAGCTAACAGGAACGAAAGAATGCGTCCAATATGGTATGATTCCACTCCCGATGTGGGTATAATGGGAACCGAAAACTACGAAAAATTCTTCAAATATTCTGAATCATCACTTGGCGGATGCGGAAAAGAAGAAACCCGATTATTTGAGGATAAAGTAATGAAGAATGTTCTCAGAGAAGTCACAATTGATAAAACGAAGGCACTTGAATAAAAATATATGTATAAAATTATATTTTTATTAGTATACACTCAATGTTCGTGCACTGGAGTCGGTAGCGTCAATATATTTTGGCATCCAAAAATAGGGTATAATATGTCCCAATCCCGCGTAATGTTCTTCAAAAATAGTTCTATAGTAAATTTGTTCTGGGGTTTGTGGTGGCAAATGCGTAAATAGAGAAGAATCGCTATCTAAATCAACCATTTTAAGCACATGTTCTTGTATAATTTGATACAGCGAACGTGTGTGAGTAGAAACCCCATCACTGAAGGCTTCTTTACGTCTCCAGATTACACTGTCCGGTAACAATGGTTTATCATCATACTTAGCATATTCTTCTTTAGAAAACGCTTTTCGTATAAGATATTTTTCAGGAAGTTTCTCGTTGGTATGAAATCGGACATATGTGGGTATGGAAAAATAGTATTCCGTCCATTCTCTGTCTAAGAAAGGTGTTCTTGGTTCTAACCCATGTGATGAAATGGATTTATCAGAGCGTAGAACATCAAATGTATGTATGTCTTTTAATAATCGCCGACATTCCTTGTCAAATTCAAATTCATCAGGTGCACTTCCCATATATAAATACCCCCCGGACAGTTCATCTGAGCCATCTCCATTAAAAATGACTTTAGCTTCGCTATGTTTGGATATATATTTTCCAAGTAACCAATTCCCGATACTTGCTCGTACAGTGGTAGTATCATAACTTTCAATCCCTTTAATGACTTCAGGTATAGCATTAATAAACTCAAATTCACTCAATACAACTTCGGTATGTTTTGTTCCCAGATAATCAGCAACAATTTTCGCATGTTTTAAATCGTCAGAACCTTCAATTCCAATACTGTATGTTTCAAGTGTAGGTAGACCATTTTGTATATGGTAATCGTTTACAATGGCGGTAATTAAACTACTATCAAGACCACCCGAAAGTAAACATGCGATCGGTCTATCTGTAGCCGAACATCGTTTATGGACTGCGTTAGTAAGATGTTTACGAATATTGCTGAAAATAGTGTTAGTATTCACATAATTAGTATACATGTTACTATGGAAGCCATGTGAATGATATTGTTGTGATGATATAAATTTCCATGGTTTTTGAATTTCGTATGGCAATTCATAATAAGAGAATGTTCCTGGTTGGAATTGTTCTATAGTATAATCTGGATATTTAGAGGCGTGTTCTGGGTCAAGTGTCCGTTTATTGTAGTTAGTTCCTTTAATGTTGTCGTAAATATCATATAAACCTTTAATTTCACTTGCGAATCCATATAAATGATTCGTAGATGATTTTAAACGTGATATCGGTTTCATTTGATATAAAGGTCTAACTCCATATGGGTCTCTTGCGACATATAGTTTGGATGGCATATTAAATCTGGTATCAATTAAGACAAATGAGAAC